TTGATACCTTCCTCAACGCTGGAGTGCGTGACGCGGCCAAGATCCATCAGCTAGTTGCAGCCGTTTGGAACGGCGCTCGCTCCTCACGTCAGGGAAGGCAGAAATCCTCCTCTCTCGATTGGTTGCTTGTGCAGGCCGGTGCCCAGATTACCGCCATGGAGCTTTGCCGGGTACTGCGCTCGAACGGGCTAGTCATCGTCCCAACCACGCCGAGCGCCAAGATGATCGACGCCAGCATGGCTGAAGTGAGCGGCTTCAATCAGCGTGTCACCAAGAGAGAGAAGCATATACGGCGCCTGCGTGCCGCGATCGCAGCCGAACAGAGCTATTTCGAACGCCGTCTGATGCTTCACGCCGACCGGCCGATAGAGGACCACGCCGCATGAATTACCCTGATCTACAGCCTCTCGTCGATGCATCGGCGTTCTGGGTGAGAACCCAAGCAATCTACAGCTTCGCGTGGACGGCCTTCGCAATCTGCCTGCACGGCATGGCCGTCTACTTCGCCGTTAGGGCGTGGTTCTTTGTTCTGAAAATCCTCCTCAGCGGCAAGAAGGGCTCATCGTCATGACCACTTACACGCCAGAACTCGGGCAGATGATCTTCGGCCAGCCCAGCCAAATGTACGTGGTTCCAGCAATCATGGATGCGGCTCTCGAAGCCATCGATAGCGAGCTGTGCCGAGTGATGTGGAACGAGCGCCAGGAAGAATATCTCAGCCCGTTCAGGAACACCGGCAACACCTTCAAGAACGATGTTTTCGAGGTGCATGCCTATAGCTGGGGCGATGAAGAGCAGCCCTACAACTTCGCTTGGAAGGACCTGCGTATCAGTTGGTACAAATACCTCGGGCGCGGCATGAGCGCAAATATGGAGATCTCTCCTGATCTGGCTGCCGAATGCCTCAATGATTGCCTGGCATCCATCATGGCCATGGAAGACGGGGATATCCCTAACGATGACTGATTACGCCAAGATGAGCATCGACCACCTAACAGACTACCGCAATCAATGGCCAGCCCAGCAATCGGAATGGACCCGTGCAGAGCTGGCGTTGCAGAAGCGCCGTGCTGTCCGGGATGCGTTCCTCGATCTGGCTGAGGAGCTGAGGGATGAGGGGCTATCGCTGATGACAGATGAAATCCTTGAACTGGATCACTGGTATCCAAGCGACGAGCCAGGATCGTACTGGCTTTGGATAGGCCATCACGATGCAGCCCAGCTCGCTCGCGGAGATATCGCTGGCTACACACCTGCGGAGGCCGCGCAATGACCGACTACAACGCGATGAGCCTGGATGAGATGTACGGGGAGTTGGAGACCCGTTGGTTTGATAGCATCCACGAGGCTGACGAAATGGAGAGAGAGGCTCAACGTCGTTCAGCTGTTGTTACTGCCCTCTGTCATCTCGCGGCAGATCTGGACGCGGAGGGGCTGGTGGTGGTGCCGAGGGAGCCGACATGGCAGATGCTGGTAGCTGCAGGCGCGACCCCAAATGGCGCTACTCCAAGGGGTGGCGTCGATTGGCTAGGAGGAATGCTCCCACGATACTGGCGCGCCATGCTCACCGCTGCTCCCCTCGCTCCGGAGGTGGGGTGATGCGTGAATGCTGCGAAACCTGCAAGTTCTGGAACAGCTCGCCACGGAACGACAGCCCGAACGAGTGCCGGAGATATCCGCCTCGCCCGCAAACACCGCACCTCCCACTTACCGGAAAATCCCAGTGGTGCGGAGAGTGGAAGGCGAGGGAGAAGTAGATGCGTGAGTATTGGGTCAATGTATATCTCTGCAGATATGGCCAGGAATTCGTTCCGTGTAATTCCCTCCAGGGGGCGATATGGAACGCTGAGTTAAACGACCCCGCTGGTAAACTTCTCTACCGCATCCACGTTAAGCTCAAGGAGGGCGTGTGATGGCAGACGAAACCCTCATTCCTACCTGCAGTTTTCGGTGGTTCGTTGATTACGACGGAGAGAGAATCTTGCAGCAAAGGTTCCAAACCACCGGCGGGAAAGATCAATGGAAAAGCGTCCCAACGTTTTTTTATTACGACGAACGTGAAGAGGCCGGTCTACGGCGCAAGCTTCCACCAGTTCGGCCTTTTGGAGACCGCTCATAATGTCCCGCCGCACCCGCAAGCGCAAAGCAGTCATCCGTGAACCAAACGGTAGAGCATCACGCCGCAAGGAGGATATCAGAGTGCATCAGGAAATGAGTGAGCGTGAGGCAAAGTCGGTGGGGCTGTCTGCCCGTATGCGCAAGACCGGACTGCCCGAGCATCTGGTTGACGGCAAGCCCGAGACCGGCAAGCCCAACGTCGGTACCCAGCAAGGCTATCTCTGCCTCATGGGATACATCGACGCCGATCAATGGATAGCAGCCGAATGGTATCTGCACCGCCGTAACGAGTACCTCCAGGCGGTAAAGGCGCCTGGTGCTCAATGGCAGCGCCATGATGAACCGGTCTCATCCGATCCTGATGCCTACGCCCGTTGGTGCGAGAATGCCAAGGGTGCATGGGCATCGATCCGCGCCTGTCTCCAGCGTGTCAGCATAGAAGCTCGCTCGCCTGTCATGGCAGCGTTCGATCACATCCTCGATCGGCAGACGGAGAGGCTTCCACACATGCATGGCGACCTCCGCATTGGCCTCAATGCAATTTCCCGTGAATTTCTTGTGGGAAGACGTGCCGCGGCTTGACGAAGCAGAGGCTATGATTCATACAGTCATCTTAATTGTAATCGGAATTGCGCCTGAAATTGTGGCGCTTCGATGTAGATCGGTGGACAGGCCGGAAGGCGGCTTTCGAGCTTAGCTGGAAACAAGTACCGACTTAGGTCTGGAAATCCGGGTCAGTCAGACCGAATATAAACCCAACACCCGAACAATTCCGTGGTGCCCAGCAATCCGCACGCCGATATGGCAGCTGGGTTAAATGGGGGCATGCGCCAAGCCACGGTTCAGTTTCATGCGGCGCCTCACAAGGGCACGACGGCAATCTTGGTGCTAAAGCTCGGAGGCGTTGGAGCGCCCAGCTTACCTAAATATCCGGCATAGCATCGCCGCATGGAAATCAAGCGAGTTTACTACGGTTTATCGAATTCATGCGGGTGGTTAAGCACGGTGCCGCTGGTGCACACAGCGGGACGACCATGGCGGTTTACGCCGTCCCGCATGAACCCCACCTATCAAGTAATCCTTGACACCTCACCTCACCCCGCCGGTTAGACCGCTGGGAGGGGTCGCATTTGGAGAGAGCTATGAGCCATGACGTCTATGGCGCTGGTTTGCGTGGTGCGGCTGAGATGGGCAGACAAGCTGCTGCCTCGGTAGCAAACGTCAAAATCAGCACTTCTGACATTGATTGGGAAGCCACTAGCCAACTGCTCGCGAACCAGCAGGTTGGCAAGTTGGAATTCCACTCCTGCAACTGCATCGGCCCCCGTAATGGTGAGCCTCTTTGCCGGTGCCGCATGCGCAACGTGAAGATTGTCGATGGTCGGTATGTTGAGGTGCTTGATCATGGTCCGGCCCAAAGCTGGAAGCAAGCCGAACAGGCGTTCCCCGGATAATGCCCACCGAAGCCGAAAAGCTCTCCATCGCCAAAGCCTCTATCCAGGCCAGCACCAAGGGCGATGAACCCCTCGCTCATCTTCTCCGCAATGTCGCAGACGGAATGTTCGGCCCAGAACCTAAGGGTGTCAGCATCGAGCATTGGGCGCTGATACATCGCAACGCTTGCGAAGCCGCGAACAAGGCCATTCGGAAGTTTGCGAAGGACCAAGGCAACAATGAACCGCCAAAAGCCAACTCCGATCCGCAGGCGTGAGGTCAAAGGGCTGGGCTGGAAGCGAGAGCTTCATACCGGCTTCGTTGTCCCTCGCCTCAATGAGCCGCAGATTGATACCCACGCTGTCGGTTTTGTCGACTTTCGCGAATACGAATGGGACGGAGGGGCATATGGCAAGAGAAACCCCAATGGATGACGCTCTCTCCGCATTATCCGACTCCATCAAGGAAGAGCTAGAAACAGCCCTTCGCCTGATAGCAGTAGGAACCGATCCTCGCATTGTAGGGGAAACGGTAATCGTGCGGATGGATGAGCTGCTAAATGAGGCGAGCGAATGAGCGGCGAACCGGTCTTCGAATATTATATTCCGCGATTTATAAATGTCACCCTCGCTCATTACATAACAGGCCTTGGCTACGATAATGTGGAATTCAAGGTCTATTGCAATTATCAGGCAGTGAAGGCCACTGTTTTCTATAAAGACCAATCCGCCTCATGTTTTTGGCCCTTTAGCTCCCTTAAGGAGCTTCATGACCAACAGATAATGCTGCTGGTCTACAACACATTCTCAATCCTAATGCATGAATGCGCTGAAGCAGGAAATGTCGAAGGCTTCACGGGCCAGGGTTGGAAACTTGTTGACGAGGCCAGCGAGTGATTGTCTTCATTGTGTTCTGCGCCGCAGTGCTTGGCGTACTGCTCCTGGCTGTCGTTGGGGCGATTGTTTGCGATGTCGGATCACCTAATATTCCGGAACTTCCCTATGAACTATGGGCCGCCGCAGAGATCCAACGTCGCCTTCATTTGAAGAATAGGCATAGCCGCCTTCACCGCAAAGCCAGCCATTCCATCTGAACAGGAAAATTGAATGACCCTCGAAGAGGCAGTTGCCGATCTAGAGCGCGGGCGCATGGTAGTTGAAGGAAAGCCCTCAGCCCTTTCGCAAACTGGAGAGCCATACATAGCGCTGGTCTCTGGGCATTCGACGGACGGCCACGAAGGTGCGATGCACGATATTGTCTGCCTGTCGAGGGAAACTGCAATACGCGTTTGGCACCTCAAGGCAATCGCTTACGCTAACAACCATTCTGGAACGCTTTACTGGCGCTCAAAACCCAAGGTCGAGTGCGATAAGCGTGTGTGGGTGAAACGAATTCCAAAAGAAATCCTCGGCACAGAAGAAGACGCCTACGAGGATCATATGGTTTGGTCCGTCTATTCCCGGCTCCTGATTTCAGACAAGCCTGTCATCGCATCTGAATAATATGCCGGTTCTTCGAAACCCGCGCCACGAGCGCTTTGCCCAAGAGCTAGCTAAAGGGAAAAAGGCCGAAGAGGCATATAGAACCGCAGGCTTTAAGCCCGATCGGCGCAACGCGTTAAAATTACACAGTTCGCCAGAAATAATACGCAGGGTCGGTGAAATCCTCGATAAGCGCGAAACTGTAGATGCTAAGGCCACCGAGATAGCCATCCAGAAATTGGCGATCACCAAAGAGCGGGTGCTTGAGGAGCTGGCTAAGATCGGTTTCGCGAATATGCTTGACTACGTAACGATTGGCCCTGACGGAGACCCGTTCGTTGATCTGTCCCGCCTATCGCATGAGCAAGCGGCTGCTGTAGCGGAGATCACAGTTGAGGATTTCAAGGGTGGGCGTGGCGAAGGTGCTCGCGATGTCCGGCGTGTGAAATTCAAACTGCACGATAAGAAGTCAGCCCTCGTCGATATCGGCAAGCATCTTGGCATGTTCATTGAGAGATCCGAGGTCGGCAAGCCCGGTGACTTTAGCCGCCTGTCAGAAGATGAGCTAGATGACGCCATTAAGGACGCAGCGCGAGAAGTTGGCATCACTTCTTTCGGAGAAGAGGTTACGGCAAGAGCGGGCGAAGCAGGAGGCAGAAGGCGGACTCATTGAGTTCGTGCGCTATTTCTGGGATGTGCTTGAGCCGACGACGCAGTTTGTCGAGGGTGAGGTGCTCATCGCGATCTGCGAGCATCTTGAGGCAGTAGCAGACGGCAGGATCAACCGGCTCTGCATCAACGTCCCGCCCGGCTTCATGAAGTCGCTGCTGACGAATGTGTTCTTCCCGGCGTGGCTTTGGTCGGCTTGTGATAGGGCTTCTACGCGGTTTCTGACGTTCTCCTATGCCGCGCATCTAACCGAGCGAGATAACGGCCGATTCAGAGATCTGTGCCGGTCATCCAAGTTCCAGCGAATGTGGGGCCATCGGGTCACACTGAGCGAGGAAGGCAAGATCAAGGTATCGAACACCGCGACGGGCTGGAAGTTCGCCTCGTCGGAAGGCGGTGTTGGTACCGGTGAGCGCGGCGATATCGTCATTGCCGACGACTTGAACAACGTCAAGGACACGGAGTCGGAAAAGGTCTACCCGGAAACGGCGCGTTGGTTCCGAGAGGGCATGCAGAACCGCCTCAACGATCTGGAGAATGGCGCTATCATCGTTATCGCCCAGAGAACGCATGAGGGCGACGTTTCGGGCGTCATCCTGGAAGAATATCCGGAGTATGTACACCTCTGTATACCGATGGAGTATGAGGCCGATCGCCACTGCGAGACAGCGATTGGCTGGTCGGACTGGCGCACTCAGGATGGTGAGCTAGCGTGGCCTGAGCGCTTCCCTGGCGAGGTGCTGAAGTCCTTCAAGCAATACCCGTATATGTGGGCGGGTCAGTATCAGCAGAGGCCAGAGCCCCGCGGCGGCGGCATCATCAAACGCGAATGGTGGTTGAACTGGGAAGAGAGCAGCTACCCGCTGTTCGATTATATTCTGGCCACGCTCGATACGGCCTATACCGAAAAGCAGGAGAACGACTTTTCCGCGATGACGATCTGGGGGGTGTTCTCGCAGCCCGTCATAGCTCAGGACAATTCGAACCTAGTGCGGCTTGGCTCGCAAATGGTCCGCACCTATGGATCGTCGCATCCCAAGGTGATCATGATCCATGCCTGGCAGGAAAAGCTAGAGATCCACGAGCTGGTCCAAAAGGTCATGGAGTCGGCCAAGAAGTTCAAGATCGACAACCTGCTGATCGAGAACAAGGCGGCCGGCATCAGCGTCTCGCAAGAAATCAGGCGCATCTATTCGGATGCGGATTTCGGCGTTCAACTCAGCGACCCGGGCAATCAGGACAAGGTCGCAAGGCTCTATTCGGTCCAACATCTGTTCGTTGAGGGCATGATCTACGCGCCAGATCGAAGCTGGGCAGATCAGGTCATCACGCAGGTATCGAACTTTCCGAAGGGCAAACACGACGACCTCGTCGATACGGTCTCATCGGCGCTGAACTTTCTGCGTCGAACGGGGATGCTACAACGCCCCGCTGAGATCCAGTCTGATGTCGAGCGCGAGATGAGACATATAGGGGCTGGAGCAGCGCCGCTTTATCCGGTGTGAGGAATCATAGCCATGATGGGCCATCGTGAGAAGCTAGTTGGCGGTGCAGAATGGGATGCCTTCTCCCGCCGCGCTCGCAAATTGCATTATTGGGCCGCTGGCGAGGTCAAGGCCATCAAGAAGCGGTTTCATCGGCGCATCCGGCGTCTGGCAAGATTGGCCCTGAAAACTTCTGAGTAGCCAGACGCAAACCGTCAGACTGGTGAAAGTCCGCGATCACCCGCCGCCCATTGAGGCGGATTTTCTTTTGCAACCCCATAGAGGAAGAACCATGGCAAAGCACAGTGAAGCCGCGATTGAGCAGGAAATCCAGCGCAAGGGCCTTAACGCCCCGCGCCTGACGCCGCAGCACATTGATGACCAGATCGTTGGCGAATATTCGTTCCGTGCCTCCGACGCCCTCAAGGGTTGCCCGATCATGGACGAGCTGAAGTGCCTGACGATTTCCGTTCTGGTGCTGAAGAACGGTTTCATGGTGACGGGTGAGAGCGCATGCGCCAGCCCGGAGAACTTTGACGCCGACATCGGCCACAAGATCGCCCGCGACAATGCCCGGAACAAGATCTGGGCTCTTGAGGGCTACAAGCTCCGCAGTAAACTGGCTGGTGCCGCCTGATGCCCCTCACTCCGGGCCTGATGCCAACATTGCGACTAGACCAAGATCAGGCGCCAGAACCCACTGGCCCTGACATCGAGGTTGAAATCGACGACGGCCCACAGGGAGACATGCCCAAGCTCGACCAGCGAGGTAATATCCTTGAGATCGAGCACCCGGATGGTTCTATCTCCATCTCGCTCGATGGCCAGCCCCTTGGTCAGACTTCGGAAGTCAAGGATACCGCGAACTGGTTCCGTAATCTCGTTGATGACCTGCCAGCGATGGAACTGGGCCGCGTCGCAGATGACCTGCTGCGCGGTATCGCCAATGACATCGAGTCACGTAACAAATGGATCGAGGACCGCGCCCAAGGCTTGAAGCTGCTGGGCCTCTCCATTGAGTTGTCGAACGTTTCTTCTGGCGCTTCCGATGGCGCGCCTGTCGAGGGCATGAGCCGCGTCAGGCATCCCCTCTTGCTTGAGGCCGTGCTTCGCTTCCAGGCCAATGCCCGGTCTGAGCTTCTGCCCACTGACGGCCCGGTCAAGATCCGCAACGATTCCGGCAATCCAAACGCCGACAACGACAGGCTCGCCAACGCGCTAGAGCGCGATATGAACCACTACCTCACGGCGGTGGCGAAAGAATATTACCCTGACACCGATCGCATGCTGTTCATGCTCGGCTTCAGTGGCACATCGTTCAAGAAGGTCTATTTCTGCCCGCTGCGCAATCGCCCGGTGAGCGAGACGGTCGACGCCAACGATCTGATCGTCAACGATGCGGCGACCGATCTCAGTAACGCCAGCCGCATCACGCACCGCGTGTTCATGAAGCCCTCCACGGTAAAGCGGCTCCAGATCCTCGGCGTCTATCGTGATACCTCTTTGGCCACACCGAATGCGCCAGAACAGGATAGCGTTCAGCGCGAGAAGGACAACATCCAGGGCATCGACCAGACGACAGCCGACCCCGACGACCGCAACCGTGAGATCTATGAGTGCTATTGCGAGCTGGATCTTCTCGGCTTCGAGCACAAAGTTAAGGGCAAGCCAAGCGGCCTTGAGGTTCCCTACCGGGTGACGATCGACGTCTCGTCCCGTGAGATCCTGTCCATCGTTCGCAACTATGACGAGGATACAAAGGAGCTTCCCGAGGCGCGGCACTGCTTCGTCAAATACACCTTCGTTCCCGGCCTCGGCTTCTATGATATCGGCCTGCTGCACATTCTCGGCAACACCACCAATGCAGTGACCGCGGCTTGGCGCGAGATGCTCGACGCCGGCATGTTCGCGAACTTCCCTGGCTTCCTGTTCCTCGATACAGGCGGTCGCCAGCAAACCAACATCTTCCGGGTTCCGCCCGGTGGCGGCGCCCCGATCAAAAGCTCTGGTGGCACGATCCAACAGTCCGTGATGCCCCTGCCCTACAAGGAGCCCGGCCCAGCGTTCATGTCTCTGGTCGACAATATCGCTCAGACCGGCATGAGGATCGGCGGTACGTCGGAGTTGCAGGTCGGTGAAGGCCGCGCCGATGCCCCGGTCGGCACCACGCTTGCGATGATCGACCAGGCCGTTAAGGTTCTGAACTCTGTACACAAGCGTATGCATGCTGCGCAGGCCGAGGAATTTCAACTTTTGGCCGCCTGCTTCCGAGAGCATCCCGACGCGTTTTGGCAACGCAATAAACAACCATCGTTGCCATGGGATGACGCCACGTTCGAACAGGCTCTGGATAACTGCGAATTGGTGCCTCAGGCAGATCCGAATACCGCCAGCCATACCCAACGCCTGATGAAGGTGGAAGCGCTGGCACGAGCGGCCGCCGCAGCGCCCACAATGTTCGATCAGGTTGCAGTTATCAAAACGACGCTGCAAGCCGTGGGCTGGAGCAACCCGGAACAGTTCATGGTTCCGGCTAGCGCTCTGGGACGACTGCCGCCCGATCTGGAAATGAAGCAGCAGGAAGCCGCCGTAAAAGCCAAGATGGCCGATGCCAAGACGCAGCTCGATCTGGCCAAGGCTCAAGAGATCACCGCCAAGGCTGGCCAGAACGGCACCGAGCAACAGCCCGACCCCGCCGCGCTCATGATGGCCAAGTCCAAGCTCATGGATTCCGAAACGTGGCGCGAGGAACTGAAAGACAAGCGCCAGCTCACGCATATGGAACTCGCTCAGAAAGAGCGGGACCGAGAGGGCAAGGAACAACTCGCCATTCTCGGCATCCAGAAAGACCACCTCTCAGATCAGATGGACCTAGCCAAGGAACGTCTGCACATCGAAGCGGCTCGCATTGAGAGCGAGAGCAAACCCGTAGACCGCGACTAGGCGGCCAAGGAGCAAACTATGTCTGAAGCTTCCAAGTCCGCCCGCGCCGCAATGAAGGCCAAGGCGGAACGTATCAGCGCGGCCTCCAATGACAAGGTCGACGCGTCTTCGTGGACGCCCGGCGAGCCAATGAACGCCGATGCCAAGACTGGCATGCGCCCGATCTCCCGTCGCGCCTTCAAGAGTGGCGGCAAGGTTTCCGGTGAAGCCACACCGCAGCGCATGGATCGGAAGCCCCGCAAGTCCGGTGGCCTCGCCGTCGAGATGATGAACCGCAACCAGAAGGAAGCCAACGAGGATCGCCCCGGCGTAAAGCATGTTGGCGGCCTGAAGACGGGCGGCCGCGCCAAGAAGGCGGATGGGGGCGGCTTCACCGACCCCCGCGTTGCGGCTACCGACGCTCTCGGGCCGGCCTCGCAGCGCGCGGGTGTTCCAACTGGCCGCATGGCATTCTCTAACAGCGCCGGCGCCTTCGGCAAGCAAATGGGCATCAAGACCGGTGGCCGTGTGAAGCGTGCCGATGGTGGCAAGACCGATAACCGCGATATGACGCCATCCCAGCGTGCAGAATTCCAGCAGGGCAGCGAAGACGCATTCGATAAGGGCGAAGGATATCGCCGCGGAGGCAAGGCCAAGAAGTATGCGGACGGCGGCTCTCCGAAGAAATGGATCGCTGGCGCCATCAAGCACCCTGGTGCTCTGCATAAAGCCCTCGGTGTTCCTGAGGGCAAGGACATCCCGGAAAAGAAGCTCAACAAGGCAGAGCACAGCAAGAGCCCCATCGTAGCCAAGCGTGCTCGCCTCGCCAAGACGCTGAAGGGCTTTCACCACAAGGATGGTGGTTTGGTTAGCAAGGACGATCCCGCTGGATTGCGGCCGAAGGGGGGGCGCGTTGCCCGCAAGGATGGTGGCAGCGTTTCGGCCAATGACGATCTGAGCACAATCCGCAAGAAGGTCGGAACGGCCGTTCATAGCTGCGCCTACAAGGACGGGGGGCGTCTGGAACGTAAATCTGGTGGGCGCGCCAAGGGCAAGACCAACATCAACATCATCATTGGTGCTCAGAAGCCCGCTCCTGGCCCGATGATGCCGCCTGGTGGCCCGATGCCTGACATGGGAGCCCCACCTGTCCCGCCGCCCATGGGGCCTTCTGGAGCGCCTCCGGGCGCTCCGGCAGCTCCTCCGATGCCACCGCCCCAGATGCAGCCCCCAATGGGCCGCAAGGCCGGTGGTCGTGTCGCCAACGTCCACACGGGCTCCGGTGGTGGTCTCGGCCGACTGGAAAAGATTGAGACCCAGCGCCGTTCCGACAGATGAGCAACGTCATCACGACGAAAACGCAGTTCGAAAATGAACTGGCTCGCGTCATTTCGGAAGAGATCGAGCGGCTTCGTGACCAGTTGGAATATCCGACCTCCGAAATGGCCGGCACACAGTTCATGCGGGGCCAAATCCTGGCCCTGCGCACCATGCCTGATCTGATGAAAGCCGCTCAAGAGCGGATCGATAAGCGCAACTCCTAACAGAGAGAAATAGATGCCTGCTGCGCATATGTTTCACGAAAAAGACCCACAATCCCGGATTCTTGAAGAAGTTGGCGACCTTTCCGGCGTTGAAATCTTCAACAATCAGGTGCTGTGCGCGGTGTATCGCCGCCCTGAGAAGACCAAGGGGGGTATTCTTCTCCCCGGGAGCAATCTCGACGAGGACAAATATCAGTCCAAGGTCGGCCTGATCCTGAAAATGGGTGCCTCAGCCTTCAAGCCCGACAGCGAGTGGTTCAAGGGCGTCTCATTCAGTGAGCACGACTGGGTTGTGTTTCGCCCTTCCGATGGCTGGAGCATCACGGTCAAGACGAATGATGGTGGCGAAGTTCTGTGCCGCATCATCGACGATGTCCACGTGAAGGGCCGCGTCTCTCACCCCGACCATGTCTGGTAGGTCAGATGACAAAAGAAACAACCAACGAAGCCGACGACGCTTTCGACAAGATCGACGCCCTGGTTGCCGCCGACAAAGGCACCGTGAACGTCGAACCCGACGACGTCGTAATCGAGGAAGCGGCGGCACCGCAGACTGATGACGTCGAAGACGGTATCGAGGCGCTTCGCAAGCAGCTTGAGAGCGAGAAGGCAGCCCGTATCGAAGCAGAGCGGCGCGCTGTCGACTCTGCCACGAAAGCTAGACAAGCAGCCGCAGAATCCGAGGATTCGAACCTCAAGCTGATCGACACCGCAATCGCAAATGTGAAGCGTGAGCGCGATACGCTCAAGGCCCAGCTCAAAGAGGCGATGACGGTTGGCGATATTGACGCTGCAACGGATCTGCAGGACAAGCTGACGCAGAATGTCGTCGACCTGCGTCAGCTCGAGCAGGGCAAGCACCAGTTCGTCAATCGACCGAAGGCCGTCGATCAGGTCAGCAATGATCCGGTGGAAGCGTTCGCGTCTCGCCTCACGCCCGAATCCGCGAAATGGGTTCGTGCCCATCCTGAATTCGTGACCAACGCCGCCAAGCAGCGCGAGATGTTCAGCGCTCATGAGGCAGCGGTGGGCGTGAATGGCCTCCAGGCCGATACCCCGGCTTACTTCAAGTTCGTGGAAGACTGGCTTGGGGTCGGGAAGGCCCCTGAGAAGACAGTGGAGACCCGTGAGGCATCGCCGCTATCCGAGGCCGCGGCAACTCCTCCGAAGCGTCCCACGCCTCCCGCTGCGGCGCCCACGAGCCGAAACAATGCGATCGGCGTCACCAACCCCACGACCGTGACCCTGACGGCCGAAGAGCGCGAGATTGCTGAACTGAACGGCATGACCGCCAAGGAATACGCCAAGAACAAGCTGGACCTCCAGAAGGCAGGCCGCATGGCCAATGGCCGCAATTACAATTGAGGATCGACTGAATGTCTGATGAGATGATCGGCCTGACCGAAGATGCCGGCTCTGAAATCCGCCGCCCCCTTCGTGGCCGCCCCCCGAACACCGCCAAACTCAGCAATCAGATGGACATGTCCAACGACGAGGATTCCCGCTCCAGAGCGGCCCGCATCGCGGAGCAGATTCGTGCCCAGCGCGAGGGCCGCGAAGATGACGGCATCGATGAGTTCAAGGCTCCTGCTGCCCCTCCCGGCTTTGCCTATCAGTGGAAGCGCAAGGAAGTCATGGGCAAGGAAGACTTCTCCCACCAGAACAACCTGATCCGCAATGGCTGGGCCCCCGTTCCGGCTTCTCGCCATCCCGACTTCATGCCTCTTGGAATGACTGGTGCCAATATCGAGCACAAGGGCATGGTTCTCATGGAACTGCCCGAGGAGCTGGTGACGGACGCCCGCAAGATGGACAAGCGCCGGGCTGATATCCAGGTCAACCAGAAGGCCGCCCAGCTTGAGGGCAAGTCCAATACCCTTCTCGACAGCCAGACCGAGAAGACGGCCCGCAAACTGACCCGTTCGTTCTCTCCCATTGCAATCCCCGATTAATTAGGCAGGCTATAAAATAAATGGGCTCGGTGCCCTTTACTTTTTAGCTAAACTAATTAATAGTAGCGTCTATGTGCTTCGCTCGGCGCGAAGTCCGTCACATTTCCCCGGTTCTCAGTCGCCCCGGTGCGCGATGATTGGAACCTCCTTTCAAAAGGAGATCCGTCATGGCGAACACCAACACGCCTTTCGGGTTCAAGCAGTACGGCGGCATCGGCGTCACGCCCACCTATGAACAGGTGGTTATGTCGATCGCTTCCAACAACGCGACTGCCATCTACAACGGCGACCCGGTCGTCCAGCTCAGCACCGGTTACATCACGCAGGCCTCGAGCAACTCGGTTGCCGTCGCCGGCATTTTCGTCGGCTGCAAATATCAGTCCGTCTCCCAGAAGCGCACTGTGTGGATGCCCTACTGGCCCGGCTCGGATGCAACCGGCGACGTCACCGCTTATGTCGTCACCGATCCGAATGCTCAGTGGATCGTTCAGACCGCCAATTCGAACACGACTGCAACGGCCGTTGGCTTGACCAATGTCGGCAACAACATCGGCTTTGCGATCGGTACCGGCAACACGGCTTCCGGTCTCTCCGGCGCCTATGCCGACCAGTTCACCATCAACACCACTGCAACCCTGCCCTTCCGCATTCTTGCCCTGGCGAACTACACGCCGGGTTCAACGAGTCCGCTCGTGGGCATCAACGGCAATGATCCGACCACTGCATACAACTGCATCGTCGTCGGCTTCAACAACGCCGTTGGCAAGTCGCTGACCGGTATCTAAGGGGAGCATGGATCATGGCCGTTAATCTTTCCGTTATCCGCGACCTTCTCCTCCCCGGTCTTCGTGGCGTTGAAGGCAAGTACGAGATGATCCCATCTCAGTACGACAAGATCTATACCAAACTGACCTCGAAGATGGCGCTGGAGCGTACCGCTGAAATGCGCTACCTTGGCTTTGCGCAGCTCAAGAGCGAAGGCGGGCAGACCCAGTTCGACAACGGAGCTGGTGAGCGCTACGTCTACAATCAGGAGCACGTCGAGATCGGTCTGGGCTACGCGATCACCCGCAAGGCGATCGACGACAATCTCTACAAGACCCAGTTCAACCCTTCGAACCTCGGCCTCGTGGAATCCTTCCATCAGACCAAGGAAATCTTCGGCGCGACGATCCTGAACACGGCGACGACCTACAACGCCTCTGTCGGTGGTGATGGTGTTGCCCTGTGCTCGACCGCTCATCCGATCGACGGTGGCACCTTCGCCAACCGTCCCTCCACGGATGTGGATCTGAACGAAGCCACCCTGCTCAATGGCATGATTGGTATCCGTACCAACTTCAAGGACCAGGCCGGCCTCAAGATCTTCGCCCGCGCCAAGAAGCTGATCGTTCCGCCCCAGCTCGAGCCGGTCGCCATCCGCCTCACCAAGACGGAACTGCGCCCCGGCACGGCCGACAACGATGTCAATGCCATCCATAGCACCGCGGGCGGTTTGTCCGAGGGCTACATGGTCAACGACTTCCTGACCTCGTCCTTTGCCTGGTTCCTGCTCACGAATATCGAGGGCCTGAACTATATGGAGCGTATCAAGTTCGAGACCGACATGCAGGTCGATTTCGCAACGGACAACCTCCTGGTCAAGGGCTACGAGCGCTATTCCTTCGGCTACTCGAATCCGCGTGCGATCTACGGCTCGTTCCCAACCTCGTAAGGAGAAAGCATCATGAGCATTTCAGCTTTCTCTGGTCCGGTTGTATCCTACGGTTCAGCGCCCTATGCGCTGGACTATAACCCGGAAGCCGGCCCCTCGCTGTTCTTCGGGGGAGCCGCCATTCTCGATCCCCGTCCGTTCTACACCTACGAACCGGGCCAGGATTTCGGGAACGTCACCGCGGGGTGGCTTGGCATCAGCCGTGTTCTCACGGTCAATCAGGTGCCGTCTACCCTCTCGGCAACGAACATCGCGACGTCACAGACTCCGGTCAGCGGTACGGCTCTGGTCCTCACCGCCGGTACCGGCGTTACGGGTGCCACAACCATCACGAATGCCTCGACTGGGTTCCAGGTCACGGGCCTTCTCGCTCTCGATGGCGCCGCAGGGCGTGTCTCGTACGGTTCCTCTGGCACTATCCAGCTCTGGGACCCGACAAAGGCACTCTCCCGCGTCGTCTCCATCACGACGGCTGCCGGTGATACGGCGGTCTATACGGTCCGCGGCTACGATATCTACGGATATCCGATGACGGAAGCCCTCACGGCTGCCGGCGCCACGACCGTGACCGGCAAGAAGGCGTTCAAGTACGTCGCCAGCATCACGCCAGTGGGCACCGTTGGTGCAACTGCTACCGCTGGCACCGGCGACGTGTTCGGGTTCCCGATCTACACGCAGGCCTTCGTCATTGGCGCCGATGCCGATGTTGCCATTTCCTGGAATGGCGCGGCTATCACTGCAACCACCGGCTATCTTGCTGGTGTCACGACCAATCCGGCCACCGCCACGACTGGCGATGTACGGGGTACTTATGCGGTGCAGTCGGCCTCCGACAACACCAAGCGTCTCGTCTTCACCCAGTCGCCCTCTCTCGCCAACATCGGAACTATCGCCGGGTTGACGGGCGTTTCTCAGGCTTGATCATGAAAAATACCTTGATGCGCCCTAGCGAAAGCGAACTTGAGTGCATCAAGGCCTCCCTTTCTTACGATCCAGAAACCGGAGAATTCCGTTGGATGGTACGTGGGTTACGGGATTCTAAGAGGATCGGGGCTCTCGCTGGCAGAAGGCCCGGTAAGGCGTCTTTGTATTCCACGATTAAGCTAAACCGGAAGAGCTATAAGGCCCACAGGTTAGCTTGGTATCTCCATTATGGAGTATGGCCAACTAAAATGCTGGATCATATAAATCGGAACGGCCATGACAACCGGATAGCTAATTTGAGGTTGTCCACCTGTTCTGAAAATAATCAAAATCGCTCATCTAAAAGGACCATAAATCCTTTGAAGGGGGCGTACAGAATGAAAGATGGTAAGTGGTTATCTTGTATCCAAAGAAACAAGATTTCCAAATATCTCGGAACATTCAATACTCCGGCCGAAGCACATACGGCCTATGTAGCAGCGGCGCGCGAATTGCACGGCGAGTTCGCGAACCATTCCTGACGGCCGTTTCTAAAGGAGATTGACCGATGAAAGGTCATAAGAAGCGCGCGACCGGTGGTGTCGCCGAATACGAAGAAGACATGAAGGACCGTCCCGACCGCTACAACAAGTCCAAGGTCGAGGACGAAGCCGAGGAGCGCAAGCGCGGTGGCCGCGCCAAGCGCAAGGCCGGCGGCAAGGTCGAGGGCATGCCTGCCAAGGCTCATATGGGCCGCAAGCCCCGCAAATCTGGCGGTGCCTGTGACAACAGCCCCATGAGTTCGGCCCGCGGCGGCAAGAGCCCCTACGGCGCCGAGCGCGTCGAGTAATCGACCCACCACACACGACATAGAGAGGCGCCTTCGGGCGCCTTTTCCTTTGCCCAGAGGTCATCATGGCAACGCTCTATATCACCGAATTCCAGGCCATCGGGTATGCCGGGGCGCCATCATGGGCCGCTGGTACGAACGGGCCGACACAGGCGGCACAACAGCCCCCGATCGCG